GGCGACAACCTCTACGTCACCCCGGCCGGGAAGCGGACCTGCCGGGAGTGCCAACGGCAGTCCGCCAAGAGGGCCTATCGACAGCGCCAACACTCGTAGTTGCAGGCGAACTCGACCCGGCCCCGGGCGTCCCGGTCGAGGAGGAACGGCGACTGGAGCGCCGAGATCGACAGGTACGTGCTCCCCGACAACGTCTGGTTCCCGACCGCGTGGAGTGACATGAAGGCGGCGTCGGCGTTGTCCCGGCCGACGGTCGGCCCGGACCCGTCGCCCGACGACCGGCACACCAGCTGGAAGCGGGGCGCTTCGACAGCCGGTTTCCGGGCGTAGACGTCGAGGGGCGGCGACCCCGGATATTCGATGACGACCGTCGCTGTCGCCGGTTCGTCCGGCATGTAGTTCAGGAACAGGTTCGTCCCGAGAGTGAACCTCGCCGGGAGCTGCGCGGCGAGGAACGCCCCGACCTCTTCGACCATCCCCATCTCACGCCTTCCGGTTGAGCCGCTGGAACGCCGCCGTGAGCCCTTCGGCGAGGCGGGTCTCCATCCCCGGGCGCCGCTCGAGGAATGCCCGTTCGAGGAACTTCGACGGCTTCCCCGATTTCGGGAGACCCCGCTGTCCGATCGCACGGGCGATCGGGTAGGCGAGTCCCTCGTCGAGCCCCTTGTCGTGGAGCCACTGTTTGATGACCGCGACCGGCGGCGGTTTCGCCCCCGCCCGACGCCCTTCGTGGACGAAGATCGCGTATCCGGCCGCCGCCCCCCCGAAGCCGCAGGTGACGGTGATCGTCGATCCTTTGATCTCCGGGGGGAGGACCGTCCCCGACGACCGGAGCGTCCCGGTGTTCACCGGCACGTAGCCGGTCGCCCGGCGGACGACCGCCATCATCTCCGTCGTCATCGCCGACGCCAGCGACATTGTCGCCAGGGTCCCGGCCGCTTCGAGCGCCGCCCGGAGTTCCTTCGTCCCGGACAGCTTGACCTCGGCACCCACGGCTAATACCCGAAAAAGAGCTTCACATGATGGGCGCCCCGGTCGTCGGGGTACCGCTCGATCATCACGACGGGCGGCGACGTCCCGTCGGGGAGGGTGTAGCGGTTGTCGACGACGAGGGACCCGCCGGTCGAGGCGAGCCAGGCGACGGACCGGTAGGCGACGTCCTCGCCCTGGTCGTTCCGGACGAAACCGGGCTTGTCGACGACCCGGGCCGCGAACGTCGACGCCGTCGCGGCCCAGGTCGGCGCCCCGTAGTTCGTATGCCCCGCCCGGGTCGACACCCGGATCGTCGTCGTCATCAGCGACCGGAACGCCTTCTCGAAGCTCACGGCACCGGCACCGAGTAGGTCGACCCCGGCCCGGAGATCGCCGGGTCGATCGCGTAGAGCGAGTCGAAGAGGCGACGGCGGAAGAACGGGGAGATCCGGTCCTGGTCCTGTTCGTAGGCCCGCCGGTCGAACTTCGAGATCCCCCCGGCCGACGGCGACACCGAAACAAGCGCCTGAGCGGCGAAGTCTTTCGCCATCCCTTTGTAGGCGGCGGTGATGTCGCCCCGCTTGAGGAGGAGGTCGCCGACCTTCTTCTCCAGGAACGTTGACGCGAACAGGGAAGCGAGACTCTGACACGCCAGCTGGGCGGCGAGGTACAGGTTGTTCGACGACTGGGCGAGGAAGAACGTGTAGGCGGCGTCGTCGAGGAATTCGTCGGCGGTCGAGGCGGCGATGTCGCCGACGAGGAGCCGGACGCCGTCGGGGTTCGTTCCGGGAGCGCCGTGGTAGCTCATCGCCTCACCCTAGATCGTCGATGATGGCGACCGACAGGTATCCGTTGTTCGGGTAGGTCTGGATGAGGCCCCCGGCGAACGTGACCTCGATCTCGGCCTGGAACGTCCCGGCGGTGTCGGTGTCGGCCGCGGCCCACGCGTATTGGACGATCCCGTTCGAGGCGTCGACGACCGTCGGGACCCCCGTCACCTTCGCCGCTGTCGCCCCCGGGAGCCGCATGAGGAATCGCTGCGACGTCCCCGCCAGGTTGACCGCGGAGCCGTCCGGGTTCTTCAGCGTCGCCCGGAGGACGGGGAGCCGGTCGTTCCGCTTGAGGGCGATATCAGGCATCGGTGACCACGACCGAGTTCGCCGTGCCGGTCACCGACACGACGAATCCACCTACGCCAGGCGGGGCGGCGAACGAACCCGACCCGTTCGTGACCGCTCCGGGGGACGGTGCGAAGCCGATGTCGTGCGTCGTCGCGCCGCCTGTCCCGTCGATCTGGCCGAGCCCGCCGATCGAGCCCCGGTCGGCCATCAGTTCGTCTCCCAGGTGTTCGACGTCTCCATGATGAACAGGCCCTGGCCGTTGGCGGTGGGCCGGACGACGAGGAACGTCTTCCCGGCGAGGGCGCCTGTCCCGGAGAACGTGTCCTGGTCGTTAACCCCGGCCCCGACCGGGTGGAGGAACTGCCAGAAGCCCCGCATCCGGCCCCGGATGACCATCTGCGTCCCCTGGTCCTCGTGGACCCACACCTGGGCGAGGTAGAGGGCGGCGTCAGCCGGGTTCGGGTAGGAGACGATCCCGACCGACCCGATCGTCCCCTGGTTGTTCCCCTTGATGGCGTCGCCGTGTTTCCCGACCGCAATCGCCGTCTGGATCTGGCCGACATAGTGGCGGGGCATGTAGTGGCCGGTGAGCACCCCGGCGGCCCCGACAGTGGCCACATCGTCGAGGCGGTCGTCGTCGTCGAGCGGGCTGTTCTGCACACCCCGGCCGATGGAGATCCCCCGATAGGCGTCGCTCGTGACGAGGCTGTAAATGTCCCCGAAGCAGCACGCCGAGTAGCCGGTGAAATCGCCCGGCAACGTGAACAGGTAGGCGGTGATGGCATCGGCTACGACGATCCACGGCCGGGCGGTGGCGTCGGCCGACTGGCTCTTGCGGACGGCTAGCCCGCTGGTGGCCAGCTGGGTGGTGGTCGGGAACGGGCCGGTCTGCGTCGAGATCCCGGAGGCCGCCTCCGATCCCCGGAACTGCGCCTCCCGGCCGACGGCCGTGGTGTTCGGGCTGGCGTCGTCGAATCGCCAGTAGGACTGGGTGCCGGGGGAGGCGTTGCGGTACATGGCGAGGTTCGTCCCGGAGAACGGCTTCGTCCAGCCCGCGGCCGCCTTAGCGCCGTAGCCGTTGACGAGGACAGCGTCGAGGAGGGTGATAAGCGATCCGGCGACGCCGGTTAACACCGGGGCGCTGGCATCGCTCGACTTGTAAACCGTGACCGCCACGTCAGACCCTCCCGAACATCTCGTCGATGACGACCGCCGTCCGGACGCCCCGCTTGATCGCCTCGTTCACGGCCCTGTTGTAGTCGCTGGTGAGCAGCTCGTCGTCTTCGTTCCAGAGGGCCTTGCGGGTCTTGTGCCAGCCGTCGAGGCCAGGGTGGACCTCGTAGGTGTGGCCTTTTCCGAGGATGCAGCGGCCCGTCGAGTGGCGGGCCTGGCAGCGTTCACGGTCGGCCCCGGAGTCGGGCTTCTTCGACGGCGGCCGGGGCGGCTTCACCCCGCAGCACTTCTTCGCCTTGCGACCCGAACCGCACTCGCACCGCTCGTTGCGCTTCATCAGTTCCCCACCCACACCCAGGTGAACGCCACCGTGTACGTCACGGCGAACGTCCCTCCCGGGTCGAGGACGAACCGTTCGACGGTCGACACCGCCCCGATGAACGCCGTCACCGCCACCCCATTCACAGTGACGACCGTCGGTGCAGTGGTGGCGCCCCACTTGACGAAGACGGAGACCCGCCGCCCGGTCGTGTTCGTGACGACGGCGGTCGAGGCCGGGACCGCCGGAGTCGTGACCGCAGCCCCGGTCAACGGGTTGATCCCGGCGTTGTCGGAGATCCGATACCAGCCCGCCTCAGCCGCCCCACCGCCGATCGTGACGGCCCCCAGGGTGGCGTTCGTCGTGTTGTTGATCACGGCGTTGTTCTGGATGATGAGGCCCTTGTAGGTCCCGGCTACGACGGTGATCCCGGTCGTGTTCGCCCCGAAGGCGCCGGTGGGGCCGATCTCGTTGCCGATGATCATGGGGAAGTGGGCGGCGCTCCCGGCGAGATGGATCGCCGTCGTGTTCTGCGCCAGCCGGGACGAGGCCAACATCCAGTGGCCGCCACCGACGATCGAGGCGTCGATCCCCTTGCCGTTCCCGTAGAAGTCGCAGTTGACGAACGAGAAGCCGTCGAACTGCGTCGTGTTGAACTGCACCCCCGCAGTCGACGCCGACGAGAACCAGCAGTTCGTGAACTTGCTGCGGTAGCTCGAGCCGGTCCCGGTGGCGGTGACCCGCATCCCGATCGTGCAGTTGTCGAAGAAGGTGTTGAGCACCTCGACGGAGGGGATCGTGCCGCCGTTCGGCGGGTTGAAGTCGAGGCCGATCTTCCCGTTGAGGATCTGGCACTGCGTCATCAACAACGACGACGTCAGGTTGATGTTGATGGACTTCTCCATCAACGGCGACGAGGCGGTGGTGAGCCGGTTGATGAACTTGTCGGCCAGGGCCCCGTCGACGAATGTGGCGTTGTTGCGGACCTGGCGGACCTCGACCGTGTCGAGGAAGCCGAGCGCCGACGACAGCAGCACCCCGTCGTAGACGGCGTAGCAGTTGACGTTCTGGAGGTTGCAGTAGTTCGACTCCAACCGGATGGCGTAGCCCCCGGTGCGGATCATCACCCACACACCGGACGCCGCCGCGGTGACGCCGGTACAGCCCGTCAGGTTCCCGGCCCCGGACGCGACGCTCTTGCCGGTCCAGGAGATCGTGACCCAGCCTGCCGTTCCACCGAACGACGCCGAACCCGACGTCGGGAAGTTCTTGAGCTCCGCGACCGGGACGCTCGCCTCGCCTCCGGCGAGGACGCCGGTCGTCTGCGTCGACAGGCCGGTGACCTGGATGTTCTCCATGCCGGAGTACCAGCCGGAGTTGAACGTGATCCCGTCGGCGGTGGCGTGGGTGAGGACGATGTTCGACTGGGCCTTCGAGTCGCCGCAGATCCGCAGCGAACGACCCGCCGGGTTGAAGTTCGACCCGAGGAGGTAGCTCCCGACCGGGAAGCCGATGACCCCACCCGACGCCGGGAGCGCCGCCAGGGCGTTCGCCATCGGAGTGGCGTTGTCGTTCGTCGCTGTCCCGTCCCCGGCGAAGTCGAGGATGTTCGTGAGCGACACGTTGTCGTGGTCGAAACCCGCCTTGTCGGCGGCGGACATGAGGCCCTTGAGGGACTGCGTCGCCACGTCGAGGGTCGAGGTGACCTGGGTCGGGGTCCTCGACGCCCAGGCGGAACCGAACGACTGGATGATGTTCGCCGTTGTCGCGGTCAGCCCGGCGATGGTGGTCAGGTCGGCGTCGAGCGGCTGGCTCGCTGCCTGCGCCGCAGCCGCCGCCCCCGACACGTCGGCGCCGATCGCCGCCGGGGTAATCAGCGCCGTCCCGGCCGCTGTCGTGAGCCCCTTGCCGTTGACGGTGAACGTGGCGACATGGGAGGCGTCGCCGAACGGGCCGACGTTGGAGTTGACGGTCGGGAGCGTGGCGACGTTGCTGCCGACAGGGACCGAGATGTCGGACGTGACCGCCGCCCGGGACAGCTGATTCCCGGCCTTGGTCAGGGTCGCGTCGACCGAGACCTCGCCAGCGCCGGAGAACTGCGTCCACGTCTGGCTGTTCGTGTCGACCGTGATCGTCGGTTCGCCGGTGACGACCCAGCCCGACGACGTGTTGAGCGTGCCGCCCTCGACGAACGTGTGGGCGCCGCTCGCTTCGGAGCCGGAGGCGAAGTCGGCCGGGCGGGTCCATGCTGCGGTCTGCTGGAGCCAGATTCCGTTCTGGACGGGGAGGGTCTGGGCGGTGAGGAGGACCCGCTGGCCGATCGCCCCGGCGATCCCGTCGATCGTCTGCACCCCGGCGATGACCAGGTTCCCGCCGCTCGCCGCCGTCTGCGCCGACGCCACCGAGATCTTCGGGGAGAGCCCCGCGGCGACAGTGTCGACATAGCCCTTCGTCGCCACATCGCTCGAGGCGGTCGGCGTCGATACCGAGACGAGCTTGTGGGAAGCGAGCGAGACGTCGACGTTCGGTGCCGCCATCTGGTCGAGGCGGGACAGCCGGACCTGGGTGTCGAAGTCGGTGACGTAGGTGTGGTCGAGGGTCTTCCCGACGTGGAGTTCATTGGCGTTGACGACGATCGTCGTGTCGCCCGCCACCACGTCGAAGGTGCGGTCGGCGGAGAGGTCTCCGCCTCCGGTGAGCCCAGCCCCGGCGGTGAGGACCCGTGCCGGGTCGACCCCGACAGCGTTGTGTTCGACGCCGTCCTGGCCCCGGTAGTAGAGGACCCCGGAGCGGACATACCAGAGCTTGTCGTCGACCCCGAGGGAGGAGACCGGCGGGGCCGTGGTGCCGCTTCGGAGCAGCACCGCCCCTGACGTGGTCATGCCGCACCCAGGGTGACGAGGAGTCCGTCGAGCTTGATATCGATGACAGCCCCGTAGCCGAGGAGAATCGGCGTGGCGACGACCTGCGCATCGGCCGGGACTGTGAACGTGGCGTTGTCAGCGAGGGCGGTCGGGGTCCACTTGGCGTAGGTCGACAGGTCAGGCAGATCGGTGACGAGATCGAAGGAGCCGGTAAAGACGTTGAAATCGTAGGAGGCGCCCACTAGGTCCTCGTCACCGACGCCAGCTGCAGCAGCGTCGAATAGGCCAGCGTCAGCGTCGCCTGGAGTGTCCCCCCGGACCCGCCGGTCTTGTAGGTGGCGGCCGTCAGCTTCCTCGACGTCGACCCGGCGAACGTCGAGTAGGTCAGCCCGATGTAGTCGAATTTCTTCGGGACGAGCGTGTTCTGCTCGGCGGTCGGGATCGCTACTCCGGTGGTGTTCTGGACCGAGATGCTCTCCAGGGCGGCGAGAGTGGCGGCCGACAGGGACCGGGTCGTGTTCGTGATGACGACCCCGGTGCTCTTCACCGGCCAGGCGGCGGCCCCGGCAGCGCCCTGGTCCACCTTGCCTACAGTCGCCGCTCCGGCCGCCAATTTCACGCTGGTAGAAGTCACCGTCCCGATCGCCGCCGACCCCGCAGCGAGCTTCACAGACGTGCTCACGACAGGCCACGACGCAGCGCCAGCCGCACCCTGGTCGACCTTCCCCACGGTCGCTGCACCAGCAGCCAGTTTCACGGAGGTGGAGGTGAACGGCCAGGAGGCTGACCCCGCAGCCCCCTGGTCGACCTTGCCGATCGTGGCGGAGCCAGCCGACAGCTTCACCCCGGTCGACGTCACTGCAACCGGAGCGGCCCGGAGCTGAGTGTTCGTCAGCGGGCCCGTCACGACCTGGGAGCCGTCGGCCTGCCGGGCGTAGACCGAGGCGAGCGCCGAGACGATCGAGTCGAGGGTC